TCGCCCAATGGAGGTAGAAAACCAATGGCTGCTGATTCGTTAAAGTGTCTTACAAGAACATCAGCTTTATCATCTGATATATCATAAACTTCTGAAACTTTATACGAAACCTTTGGGCTTTTCTTAAAGCCTTTACGTTTCATCCACCATTCAAATGAGTGAACCCACGATAGAAGCACTCCATCACAATCTGTTAATATAATCATTGTATAAATTTTCGCATTGCAGCACTCATCTTATGCATAGATGTTTGAAAATCTTCAGGATCAGGCTGTTCTTCTTTTTCAATATTTTGTAGTGTTCCAAGTAATCTAAAACAAGCTTCACTTAAATCGCTTAATGGATCACTTGGAAGTGTTGGATCTTTAGGTTTCATTTTCTGTTTTCGTAATAATAAGTTAGTTCTTCGATCAAAGGATCGATCCAATCTTCTTTGTCTTCTTTAAAAATAATTGGCTTAGGATCTCCATCAACTACCATCAATGTGACGAGTTGATCAATCGCAATTCCAGTACGTTCTTCAAACATGATAGCATAAGCGCATTCTTGCATAAAGTAAGAACTAATTTCGCTACGTTCTTTAACTCTACCAGCTGTTTTAAAATCAACAATGGATAGTTTACCATCAAATTCAGCGATGCAATCTACTCGTCCTGCAACCTTAAGCTTATCTGAATAAAGAGGGCATTCTTGCATATAGACTTTACCTACGTTATCATCAATTACTTCTTTTAATGTGTTCCAACTATATTGAACATGCGGCATTTTATCGCCTGGTGTACGAATAAAGTCTTCTTCATTATTGATATACCTTTCGGCAATATTGTGAACTGCGGTTCCACGTGTTGTAGCATGACGGGTGATCCTCTTAGCTTCTTCTTCACCAATACTTTTACGCCACTTAGCCCACTTCCAACGATCCCTATAACCAAGTGCAGTCGTAATCGAAGGATACTTTTCACCTTCCGGCGTAACGTAAGTACGCCCTGATTTAAGTGTTTCAGCCTTAAGATCTTGATAGCCAAGATCAACGTTTTCGTGTATGAATTTAGTAGTGTTCAATTGTATTGTCCTTTCCAGATGCTTTTTTAATTCCTTTGAGAACGTCATTCCATTCAGATCCTGCTCGTTTAATCGTTCCTACAGAGCCTTCAAAACTTAATCCTGGTGCAGTCATTGACCTTTCAACCAATCCTTCACACTTTTTAGAGTCTTTACAATATTCTTTAGGTGTAGGTTTTCCAACATTGATATCGCGATCGTCCATAGGGTGTTGTTCTTCCCATATAACGCCGCACTTACTGCATGTGTAATCGTATAACATAATTTTTAGGCGATGAACCAATGTGGAGTAGTACGTTTTGACCAAGCCATATTGAATCTTTCTTGTTTTGTTTTGTAAAAGGCACGGTATGACTTAACGGGATCGTCAAACATGCATTCTGGATTTGATTTCATAGCCAATGGAAACTTAGTCAGTTTGCCATTTGGAATATTTGCTGGTGCATCGAACAATTCTTTACGAAGAATTTGATCTGTTTTGTGAACTTTACCATAGCGATATGTATACTCGTCACATAGGGCATCAAACAACTTCCAATGCCAACGATAGTTTTCGAGCGTTTCCATAGTCCATACTGTACAAGGATGATACTTATGAACTGCCTTGTAAAGTACATTTTCGCGGTCATCAGACAAAGCATAGTATTGTTGAATTGTTTTACCTGATACTGAACGGCGTTTTTCTGCCTTGCCGTCAAGCATGCGATGAGCAGTTGACAACATTTGTGCAGATTCAATAATCATTTTTACTACGTGTTTATCGCAGTGTTCTTGAGCAGCGATTACTGGATCTTTATTGAGTACAAATACATTCATAATATAATTATAACATAGTTACGCAGTTTGTACACTATTTTAGCAATTCAGGAAATGTTGCTTCAACGAGACTTTTTGTAATTTTGCGATACTTCTTGTTTTGAAGATTTGTGATAGTTCCATCTTTAGCAGCACATAAAATGTTAGCATCTTCTTCGTGAATTTGTTCTAAAATACCAATAAAGATTTTTTCCTTTTTTATTTGAGAAATTTTATTCGTTACTACACACATCCCTATAGGTTTAAACGCATTAGCGAGAGGTGCAGGCTGACGGCCTTCAGGGCACTCTTCAAATGGAGGCCTACCCTTAGGTAACGACAATTGAATTTTATCATTATAACAAAGTTGTAAAACAGTCTTTACTTGCTTAAATGCGTTTTCCTTTAAGTACTCGATACGATCATTGCGATCTTCAAGTTTACATACCTCTTCGAATACTTCGTGAATATATTTTTGAAATGTTGGTTTTTCCATAATTTAGATTTAGTTAACAAAGAAGTCTTTTGCTGATTCTACAAGCAAACTACATCTTTTGGTTATTAGATAATTCAAGACTTTCATGTTTTTCTTGCCTTGTTGAGATTTATATTTATCCATGATGTTAGACTGAATATCTGCAGGGATACAATCTAAGTCAATCATAAGTTTGTTACGGCAATAGTTTCTATATTGCTCTTGCGTCATTACATCCTCATCGCAAAGATTTGGATATGCTTTGTACCATTCTTGAATCTTTTTAGTACGCAGAGGTGTTTGACGCAAACCATCGCTGAATGTGTTATCAGCACTGAGCATGTTTGGTACACCATCACTTACATCGCCTTTACAGATGTGTTCGAACTTGTAGTAAACAGGATCGTCGACCTTTAAGAAGTTGCGCTTCATAGGACTAAACTGTTTGACGTTTGAATAACGATGTAATTGAATAAAGTCTTTATCAGAAGAAATAATCATTACTGGCTCGTTTTGGCCAAATTCTTGAGTAGATTCTACTAGTACACCAATTACATCATCTGCTTCTGCGCGGTCCACGTGAACTACGGGATAAGGCATTTCTGCTGCAATTTCATCACGGATGCCATTGAGAAACCCAAAGAACTTGCCCCAATCGAGAGGTGATTCTTCACGGGATGATTTACGCTTTGCTTTGTATTGAGGGTACTTTTCTTTACGCCAGGATGTACTATCACAGGCCAGTATCATAGGGCCATATTCGTCCCTGAATTTGACATTGTACCTCCGAAGGGAGTTTAATATCATATGACGAATAAGGCTTTCTTCGACCTCGTCCGGACGATCTTGTGAAAATATTGCGGCGATCGCGATACCGCTATAATCTACTATTATCATAATTTAGTGTACTTTTACTTGATTTAGTATCTATTATAAACCAAGTTTGAGGGTTTGTACACTGTTTAGTTACTCAAAATCTTCTGCACTAAGATCCTTTAAATGACCTCTGTGAATCTTTCCGCCGAAAAAGGCATTGTGATATTCTTCAGGTTTAAGAAGTGCGTGGGTATTCATTTGTTCATAACATTCCATATAACTCATCGCTCCCTTAGATTTACACAAATGGATGATTTCACGATGGAAGTGATCTAAACCGTTTTCTTCTACAATCAGTTTTACGGTTTCACTTGATCCACAATAAGTTTTCCAATCAGATTCTTTTAAAGATCGACGTTTACGCCTTTTGCCTTTCAAAGGTGGTTTGGTCACTTTAGAAAAGAAGTTCTTTTTCCCAATGTATTTCATGCCTGTAGAAGTATCTGTAACTACGTAGACGAATCCTACTGCATCACCTATCATTTCACTAGTAAACTCCTCACCCTTATAACTCCACATAGAGTTATTTATTCATCCCATTCAATGTCTTCTGGTTCGCCGTTGAACTCTTCTGCACACATTGGACAGAAGTTAGGTTCTAAAAAGTCAGGTGATTCGTCTTCGTCAAATTCAATGTGTACGTGAATTTTGCATCTGGCACAATATAGTTTTTCAGCGTACATATTAACCTTCGCAAGAAGTGCAGGTGAGTAGATTGCGTGATAGTTCTTGCGATGGATTTGTTCCACGATGATAGTAAAGCGTCTTTACACCCTGTTCCCATGCATAAATAAGAAGTTGATTAGTATCACGCGGTGGTGTCTTTGGATGAATCATGAGATTAATACTCTGTGATTGATCAATGAATTTTTGTCTTATACTCGTTTGTAGTATAATTTCCTTCTGTGATATTTCACCAAACGTTTTAAACACGTCTTTTTCATGATCTGATAAGAACATAAGGTGTTGAACACTTCCACCTGTTACAAGAATAGATTTCCAAACGTCTTGTGTATCGTGTCCGTAATTGTTTAAGACTTCTTTAAGGTGAGGATTCTTATAAGTAAACTTACCTTTTGCGAGATCTTTAACAAAGTAGTTACTGTTTAGAGGTTCAACGCTTGGTGATACTTGACCAAGAATAAAAGAACTCGAAGTAGTAGGTGCAATTGCTTGCGTTGTCATATTCCTACGACCTGCACCTTTAAGTTTTTCTGGTTCTCCTAGTGTCTTAGCCATTTCGCTTGAAGCGATCATGCTTTCAGACTCAATGTGCTTAAAGATATCACTTGTTAGCATTTTTGCTTGAAGATCTTCAAACGCAATACTTTTACTCTGGAGATATGAATGCCAACCAAGTACACCAATTCCAATTGCACGTTGTTCAATTGAGAATTTGCGCGGTGCATCCATGAATGGTAAACCTTCTGTCTTTTCAATAAACTCTTCAATCACGGTGTCAAGAAACTTTGTCATTACTTGAACTGCATCTGTTTCTTTCCAATCGTCATAGTGCAATAGGTTCATTGAAGATAGACAACACACAAATGATTCTTCTTTATTTGTCGATAAGCAAATTTCAGAACATAGATTAGAGGCATATATTTTACCGCTTTCTTTTGGTTTATTCTTATTCACTGTGTCGCTAAACATAATATAAGGATAACCACTTTCATATCGTTTTTGAATTACTTTACCCCAAATCTTACGCTTTTCTTTGTCGCCATCAAGCATTTCTTTCATAAAGCTATCAGGCACTGTAACACCGATTGACATGTTTTGAATAGGATGACCATCACCGCGTATTTGAAGAAACTCGAGAATATCAGGATGATCAATTGGCATATAACCTGCAAATGAACCACGACGTACGTTTGACTGAGAAACAACGTTAGTCATAGTTTCATATAACTCCATAAAATGAACAGGTCCGTTTGAATTACCACCTGCAGAAATTTCAGATCCACGACTACGCAGTGATCCAAAGTATGCAGATGTTCCTCCACCCATCTTAGTCATCATGCCGACCTCGGCTTGTTTACCTAAAATAGATTCCATCGTATCGTCGATGTATGATCCAAAGCAAGAAATGGGTAAGCCACGTTTAAGCCCATAGTTTGCCCAGATAGGAGAGGCCAGTGAATACCAACCCTTCTTCATATAGTCTTCAAACTTATCGGCGAAACCATCTTCACCCAAAGTTCTTTGCGCCTTTAACGCAATTTGTCTTATACGTTTTTCGGGTGTAACACCTTCTGTTAAGTAACCACGCTCAAGAAATAAGCGCGAGTCTTTGTTCAACCAATAATAATCTTCCATAATATATCTATACCTTTAAAATAGGTCGTCTTCGTCGTATGATTTGTCTTTCTTCGAATATTCTGTAGGGCGTTTAAAGAAGAAGTCAGTAGCGGTATTACCCAATACATCTTCATCAAACCATTCTGTTTTTGCAAGTAATTCTTCATCGATATCATCAAACACTGGCTCAATGCCAATAAGCTCAAGTGATTGATTCAGGCGATTCTTAATAAAGTTATGCATAATAGGAGAACTGAGGTGCTCCGATTGATAACCATTTACTGACCACTCGATAATCTTTGCTTCTGCGTTAAACGCTTCAACACACTCGGAACGAATACGTTGAATAAGTTCTTCGTCAAAAAGCTCAGGGTGTTCTTCGCGAATAACGTTTACTAACTTTACACCTACCATAGCATGAATCATTTCTTCTTTTGAAGTATATGCTACTTGTTGAGCAACATCCTTCAATTGATTTTTAAAACGATTAAAGTAGTTAATGGTATAGAATTGTGAAAACAACGAAACGTTTTCTACGTATAAAGTAAACAAAATAAGCGAATAAACATATTGCTTCTTTGAATCTTTATAATACTTATGTAGATACTTGCGTAAATACTTTACACGATTTTGAATAATAGGAAGTTGAAGATTATCTTCAAACACATCTTCCATATCTAAAATATCGATAAGTCGTTCATACGCGTTGTTATGAATAACTTCTACATTAGCCATCACGTAACCCAAGTCAGTGATAGATGGGTGAGGTAGGTTTTGTCCTACGTTAGCCCAAAAGGTTTTGACTGCAACTTCAATTTGTGCAATCGCTGAAAGACACCGTGTGACCATTTCACGTTCGTCTTCTGACATGTTGACTTTAAAGTCTTGAACGTCTGATTGAAAATTAAATTCTTTATCTGTCCAAAAGCCATTATGCATGGCTTGTATAAAGTCCTCTGTCCAAGGATAGTGATCTGGTTTTCTGGAAATTTGTTCTACGAATATTGACATGTGCGTTTATGTGATTGTTAAGGTTTAATTATACACCATGCTAACAACTTTGTACACAACAAATAAGTATTTAATTACTCGTTTGCTGCTCTTGGTCGTATAGCCCTCAACGCACCTGTCTTTTCATTTCGAAGATATATTACAGCATTTCTATTTTTATTATAAAAGTCGTAAATAGATTTTTCTGTTTCATCTAAAACATTAAGATACTTGCTCCATCTTTCGAACTTAGTTCTTCCTGTCGCAAAACGATTAAAGGTATCATCAGAGATTGTGAACTCTTTGTCTTTTCGTTTTTTCTTTGCTCCAAGAGGTTTGTCCGCGATAGCGACAGCAGCAGTTGTAGTAGTGTCATTTATCATCGTATAATATCTTCTTGTGTGATATAGATTGTTTGTTGAGTTTTTATGTGTTGCGCTTTAAACACCGGATGGCCAAGTACTGATCCATGCGGTGCGGATTCCATGATTTCGACCCAAGTCTTTTTCTTTGCGAGTAATTCGCCTGTCTTAGGTAATGCTATATCACGTGCTAGAGCATATTTTCCAGTTTCTATTTCTCCATCTTCAGTCAAATACCATTCGTTGAGATCGGGCCTATAATCAGATAGATCTAGTCCGATTGATTCCCGTATAACCTTTATTAATTTTTTATCACTAATACCGGCGTGCTCTTTAATAAGGAAAAGTGCAGCGGCATAGGAGGCAAGGGTCGACTTACCGAGTGGAATCTTATTTATCAAGCGTTTGATATTATATACTAATTTATGGAATGTATTGTATGCCGATTTTTCTTCGGCTGTTTCGGGTTTTTTAAGTTTTTTGCCGTTCTTATCTACGATACCTAACTTGAACGCAGTTGTTTTATCCCACCTAGTGGTTAACAAGCGTAAGAAACGTAGTGCGTAGAAAAAATCTGGTCCTCTTAAAAATCCCATGTTATAATTGTTTTAGTTTTGTTGCTATTGCTAGATCAATATTTATATTTTTGTGTAAGCTTTCAGGCAAATAGTTTAAATAAATTAAAAATGTTTTTAAGACTGGCCAAAGATTAAGATCAACCCGATGAAATATCATTCTATTCGCAGCATGAATTTCAAATACGTTATAAATCGTTATAATATGATTTAAGACGAGCCTTTCTTGAATCTTACCAGTATCTCGGTATCGTCTAAGCAATCGTACAACGTATTTAAATTTTGCTACATCATCATAGAAATCCTGTGGATCTATACAAGCAGGATTTCTATAATGTCTAGCAGCATATAATTCAAAGTTAGCATTATTTAATTCATCAAATATCATTACAAAATTATTTATAAAACCTACTCAGCCTCGGCCGATTGTTGCCCGAGAACGAAAAGGTGAAAGTCTGCAGTATCTTTTGCAAAAGGGTTCTTTTTCATTTTACCTTTATAACCGTCTTGATATGCAGCATTTGCTTCAACAGCCTTTGCTAATTTAGTATCGATAAAAAGTTTTGAAAGCATACCATCTACTTCACGTTTTGTTACTTTAGCATCTCCACCTTTTACAAAATCTGCAGGTTTAAGTGCTTCTTCAAGTTCAACTGATTCTTTTTTTGGCATTTCGTCATATATTTTTTGAACGAACTTGATAACATCGTTTGCACTAGAAAAGTGTTCTTCGTAATCTTTACCTTTACCATCTGTACGATCATCGTGAGTAACTACTATACCTTTTTTACCACCAAGTCGAAGAGTGATGACGTTCATAATAGTAAGATTGATAAACGCAGTACCATATTTTTTAGAGATATCAAGCTTGGCGCCTGATAGATTCTTTTTGGCCCACTTCATTACCTTTTCGATGTCGCCAAAGTCTGCAGCTTCTTGAAGTTCAACGGATTCTCCTAGAACTTTCATTATCGCCTTTTCTCTTTTGCTTGAATCAAAGGATGAAGTAATTTTAGCTTTCTTAAATGCAGGTGAGTCTGAATTGACTTCAAGAGTATCTCCGCTTTTTCTAACATTGATTCCTGCTTTTTTCAGTTTATCTTCAGCATCACGGATATCAGAGCTGCTGCGGTATTTGAGTTCAATAGTACCATAAGAATCACGTACATCATCTGGTTTTAGACGATTAAACATTTCTTCAATTGATTCCATAGTTTCTTTTTCAATTTCAACTGCAACTTTAATTGCTTTTTCGATGTCTCTAACTTTACCTTCAAAACCTTGTACGTGATAGTCTATACCCATACGTTTCATTATGATTGGATTACCAACTGGCTTAATTTTAAGCTTCTTAGCCATTGAAGTAAATTTAACTAGTTTATCTTTTGATTTAAATCCACGAAAGTCAGTTACGTCTTCAGTAATCTCTACTGATTCCTTTTTACCAAGGATCTTTTCTGCAGCGTCTTTTTCGATTTCTACTGGATAAGTCTTACCTTCGAATTCGAATTTGTCCTTACCAGCAAGTTTTGCTTTAGCAGCAGCTGCAGTAAATTCGTTACCTTCTTCAACTTCTTCGTCGTCTTCAACTTCTTTTTCTTCGACCTGTCTTTTCTTTTCAGGATCTTCTTTTTTATCAGTAGTATGAAGATCTACAAAATCCTTATCGGAATCTTGTACTTCAGTTTCATTTTTTTCACTTGGCTTTTCATGAGTATAACCCATGTCTTTCATCTTTAGATGATCTTCAAGTGTTTTTGCTTTATACTCTTTACCCGTTTTTGGATCATACATAGCATGAGGTTTAAAGTCTTCTTTAGCTTCTATGACTTGCTTTACGGCTTGGGCCACAGACTGTGTTTTACTGTCGTTTATATTATACATGTTAGGTTTCTTTCTGTTTTGTTATTTATACGTTATGCGGTTTCTGTGGCCGCTTTATTTTTTTTAAGTCTTTCAGCTTCTGCCTTCTTAATTTTAGGCAATAGCTTTTTTGCTATTTTCTTTATACGCAAAGTTTTTCCTGAAAGTTTTTTATCTATCGAAAGCTTTTCGCCATAGGATAAAGAATTATAATTTTTGTCTTTCAAGAACTTTGCGCGAAGAATATCTCTGGCTTTAGCAAATGCGCGTTTCTTCAACTTTTCAGGAGAAGCTTTTTTCTTTGCAGCCATTTTTCTTTTTCTAGCTAGCTTAGGAGCTAGTCTTTTCATTAAGCGACCTCTAGCAATTCTTTGCTGAGGTGTTAAAGGCTTCTCAATCAAAAACTGTGAGAAACTCATCATAGCGAAGGTGTTCCCCAGAATGTCATTGCTATTGCACCGGTAATTAGACCAGTTATTGCGATCCAAAAGATTTTGTTTAATACACCTACTGCACCCTCTACGTCATGCACTTTAGTTTCAACCAATCGAAGCCTAGTATCAAGATCTTGAACCATACGGTGCTGTTCTATATTTAATTGTTCAAGACCAGCTAGTTTTTCTTCTGCTCTCGCAATAGAAACAACTGCATCGGCGAGTTTATCGATCTTCTCTTCGATGCGGTCTAGTCTTGTTGATTCCCCTTTATTCATTGTCATAAAATTTTATTTTACTGCTTTACCTTTTAGTTTAGATAGAACATTCATAATTACACGTGGATTTAAACCTGAACCTGACATGGCGTTATTAATGTCACCCCACATATACTTATCTTTATTAGATTCTTCAATTGATTCTCCGAGTACCGCATCTACACTATCGCTTGGAACTGTGTTTGGATTAGCCTTCATTTGTTTAAGGCCTTTCTTAATGGCTTCAGCAGAGTTACTCGCTTTTACATCAACGGTTTGGCCTTTAAAGAGTTTACCAGCTTTCTTAGTAATAGTGACTGTCCAAAATTTGACTGCTTCTTCAAGATCAGTAGATTCTTCTAGTTCTAAGTCACCATATTTTTTCAAAAGTTTTTTCAAATTAGATTTGGTTGTATCCATTGTAAAATAATACTCATCACCAAATTGAGTTTCAACGTTTGTTAGTTTAGCTCTCATCTTTTTCGCATCTTGTTTAAGATAATGCCAATCTGATTCATAACCATCAAAGAACATATTAAATGTTTCTTCTTTAAGATTACTTGATTCAAGTTTAGCGAGCTTCTTTTTAAGCATTTGAACGTATTTACTACCTCCATAAGATTTAACCATCTTAGGATCAGGATTTTTGATCATCTGTTTAAGATTCTCTACGTCAAGATCTTTAGCACTTGCTTCTTCAAGATCAACGGAATCCTTAAGAACAAACTTGACTTCTCTTGCACCTTTAAAAAATTTCTTTAATTTTTCGTCGTCTGGAAAAATAATTTCGTCATCTTCAAGTTGTTCAATTTCACCTTTATACTGAGGAAACTTTTTCTCTGCTTGTTTAATAAACCTTTTAATACCTTTTGGATTATGAACAATGGCTCGATTTTCGTTAACCTTTTCTTTAAGTGCAAAAGACTTATACCCATCTTTGATTGCAGAAGGTTTAGTAAAGTCTACATCTTCATAAATAAAGTCTTGATCAAAATCTTCACCAAGTACTAAAGAACACACCTTTTTTAAACGCTCTTCTTTTACTGTAACTGATTCAAATCCTGATATAGGTGCATCTGATAACATCCCATCGGCGTACGCTTGAATCTTTTTTGTACGATTTTTGTCATTGGGATTATCGACATACTTAGTAAAAAGTTTTCTAAACTCAGGATCATCCATTAGATCTCCAATGGCTCCTCCTATTTTTTTGCTTGTCATCCAAGTAGCTTTTACCATATCTTTAGCAATTGGGTAACCTACTTTAATGGCTTTTGCTAAACTTTTACCTGCAACAGTAGTGCCTTTAACCAATCCTTTCATTAAAGCTTTTACATCTACTTCGTTTAGGTTTTCTTCACCTAACGTGTAATTTCTACGCTTGAGTTCACGGGTAATTCCCTTTACCATTGCTTCGGCCTTAGGGCTACTTACGCGGCCAAATATGCCGTAAAAGGCTAAAAGCTGTTCGGTGTCTAAAAGACGTAGTTTTTCTTGATTAAATTCGTTGATTTCCATAGTTCCCATTGAGTTAAATTGTAGTTCTATTTATAATAAAGTCAGCCTCCAAATTCATGGCCAGCGACTCTTTTCATTTGTTTTTTATATTCGTTAAAATCTGGTTTTTTCTTATAAAGCTTAATTGAAATTTCGTTGCGGTCCTTACCTTTAATCCGCCATTTAAATCCTTTTTCTAAATGTTCAGGTTTAGTTGTCTTAACTACACGGCGTTTGAAACCATCTTCCCACGGTTCGCTTTTACCTTCGCCTTCCTCAAGACCTTCTGCATACATGTTATATCCACGAACATCTTCTTGATCTTGCATTTTCTTTATAAACTTTTCTGCGGCTGATTGGTTCTTAAAAGACTTTTTCATCTTTTTGCCATTCCACAATTCGATTGAAGCTATTACTTTCTTCGCTTCTTCAAGATCAGTAGATTCTTTTCTAACCTTCGCCGCCAAGTCTTTATCGGCTCCACCCCAAGTACCTTTACTTTTAGTAATAAACGAATTGACTCGAGCATATGCCCATTGATGAGGTGTTGCTCCTGGGCGATGGCCAGTTTTCCAAGCAGCCATTCCACGATTGAAGACTTGCTTTAAGATACCATAAGCTATACCAGATTTTTCTGCTTTCTTTTTCAATCCAGCAAGTTGCTTTTCGTCTAATTGGCCAGGAGTATCTTTCTTATGATCATCTGCAGCTTTACCTATTTCTACAAACTCACCAAACTTTTTACGATAAGCAATTGTGTGTTTCGAAAGTTTAGTCTTAGATCTTGCATCACCTGGTGCAGGTTTATATGCTTTTGGATCGTCATCATCAAGTTTAGCTTGTTTATTAAACTGTGCTTGTCGTTTAGACTTAGTGGATTTTGAAAGGCCTTTGCCATAAGTCTTATTTAACTTTTCACTAAGAGAACTAATAAAGTATTTATCGCCTTCAGTACATACTACGTAATTCGACTTACGCTCTTTAATGACTATTGATACTTCACCTACATAAGCAGTATCACCTTCGTTAAATACTTCACCGGCAATATACCTTTCCCGTATTTCAGAAACTGTAGGCAATTCAACATGTTCACGGAAATTTTTCTTTTCCTTTAATCCCATTCTTTTACGAAGAAGATTAAAAAGAGTCATTCCTTTACCATAAGCTTTTGGAATACCAAGCATAAATGATTTGAAGTCTCCATCCAGCGCAGCTTGGCGCATTTTAGATGCACTCATTCCAGATACACCTTCAGCATCAGGATCACGTTCACCAGCAGATATTACATCAATACCATCTTTAAAGTCATAAAACCCGTGACGGCCTTTAGCTCCATTATACGCATTTAATAGTTTTTGAAACTCTTTAATACGATCGGAACCAACGACCATTGTTAATTTAGTGAATCCTTGATCATGCAAAATAGATGCAATGTGTAATGCTGTCTTAGCGTTTTTATCTTCAACAATGTTTCTTCCATGATTAGGAAACATTTTACGCATTACTTTAATCTTTTCTTTATATTCTAAAGGATTCTTTTTTGGATCGCTTGATTGAGAAGCGTAAATACGATAATCATTTCCAATTGCTGCGGCTGCAACTTTCGCTAACAGTTTACCATGACCAATTGTAGGCGGATTGAACCGACCAAAGGTAAAGACTACCTCTTTTTTCTTTTCTTCGCTAAACTGTTTAAATGATTTCATTAATTTAATTTACTATTTTTAACTCGAGGTAATACCTCTTTTATTTAGATCTTGTAATCTTTTATCGATCTTTTTTACTTCCTTCGCCGCTTTGGCCATTACCTTTTTCTTTTTTTCAGGATTTTTTTCTTTAGAAGCAGCCTTTTTAATTGCAGCCTTCTTTGCGCCTAATTCCTTTTCACGAACATCGAACATACACTTTTTCTTGTCTATTCCAGAAAGTCTATCGCACTTTGTCCTAGCCTTTTCAGCTTTACTTTTAATCGCTTTATAAAGAAGATATATTGCGCCGCCTGCCAATGCGCCAGGCAATATGCCACCTGCAATTGCAAGCCCAGCGGCTGCGCCACCTACAGTTGCAGCAGCTGCTCCTCTTTTAGACCTTTGCCCTTTAGCAACTTCTTCAATGTCTTCGTCTTCTTCGTCTTCTTCAAAGATTTTAATATCTTCTTCTGAAAGAGAAGCTATATCTTCAAGAATAGAAGCGTCAGTGCTCTCAATGTGTTTTTCAATCTCGGATTCGCTCAAGTCCAAGAAGGCTTCTAATGCTTTAGCGTCCTCTTCGGTATAAGTATTACCTATTAAGACGTTGTATACTGTTTCGTATAAGTTCATTTGGTTTTTCTTTCTTTTAGTTTTTTAGTTATGGTTTTAACGTTCCCATCCTTTGATAACGTCTTTACTGAAATTGTTCATGGAGAATTCCATGCGATCAACTAATTTAACTGCTCCACTTGTTGCTCGGTCAATGGCGACAAATCCTTCTGAACCTGTTACTTTAAACCCATTGCGAGTACGAACAAATGTATCAATTTCTTTTAGCTTATCTAGTTTATTTATAATGATTAATTTGGCATCAACAATTGCGTTCATAAGTTGAAACATGAGATCAAGATTTTTCTTATTTTCTTTTGAGAAAAATTTCATTTCATCTTCTTGCTTTTGTAATACAGCAGCCTTGCCTTTTTCGCTTGAACGCTTTTCGTATTCTTTTTTGTACTTATCATTAAACCATTTAATAAGATCCTG